CGGTGGGAAGATCGGATTGGCACCTGCCAGCAGGTGGGCGAGATGCATTCTGTTGCTTATCATTTCGAGTTCTACGGTGTGTAGACCCTCGGCATCGCGCTTGGCATTGCAGTTGACCAGCTTGCCACCCCAGCGTGTGCGCCAGTCGGGTTTGGTGGGGATCGGGTCCAGGGTGAAGTGCACGTCCTCGACGGCACGTCGGTCGTGCAAGAGGAAGTCGGATAGCCAGTTGTCCCTGCGGATGACGACGGTCGCGGCACCGGCCTCGGACATGACCTCCTCGACCATGACCGACTTCTCTTGCGCGATCTGGCCGACGTACTCCATGTTCTTGTCCCACAACCGAAGTAGCGGACGCTGCCGTGCTGCCTCGGTGATGACCCGTCGGCGGCCTTCGAGGTAGCGGTAAGCCGACATCGGATCGTTGAGACTGGGGGCCTCGACCTGGCCGACCACCCAGTTCGGCACGGTCTTGAACAGCTGCCCCTCGCCATACCCTCCTTCGCCGCTCACCCGTACGCCCGCGAGAAGCGTTGCGGCATGATGCCGGTGATGGTGCCGTTGGCGTTGGAGTGCTGCACCTTGATGGTCGCCTTGCTACGGGCGGGCCACGGCGTGGTGAACCGGCCTTCCATGCGCCGCCACACCGGCAGGCCGGAATCCAGCATGTCGTGCAGCAGGAAGTCCAGCAGGTCGATGTTGCGTGCGATCCGAAAGAACAGCGAGTCAACGGGATCCGTGCTGGCGGTCAGGGTGCGCGCGGTCGGGTCGGTGTCGACGAGCACGTAGCCGTCCTTCGCGGTGAGCAACGGCAGCTCGATCATTCGGCCGTCGGGTCCGTCTTCGATCCACGCGCGCCCGGGCGCGGACACGATGAACTTCGCGTAGCTGGGTTCACTGCCGCGGTTGGGCATGATGACGTGGCCCTCGCCGATGTGCACGCCCGGTAGCAGGCCGGTGACGAGCGGGCCGAGCAGGCCCTTGAGGATCTGTTCTATCAAGTCCTCCAACGCGTCCCACGGTGTGTGTGGTGGGTCGTCGCCGTTGTCGGTCTTGTTGACCCACGTGTTGGTCTCCAGCCGCTTGCACCAGTACGGGAATGCCGCGACCAGCGTCATGTCCCAGGCCATGAAGTGATTCCCGAACGCCACCGGGTCGATGTCGAACGGCGTCTTCGGATCCTCGGCCAGGCGCACGCGCAGCCAGCGCCAGCCATGGGTTCGGGTGAACACACCTAGGTAGCTGTCCTGGTTGAGAGACCAACTGCTCCACCATCTTTCCTCCAGCATGCGATACCGGAAGGAGGTGTCGGGGGCCATCGAGTTGGACACCATCACCTGCAGGTTGATGTCGCGTTTGAGGATGTCGGTCCGTTCATGCACTGCGCCAACCTGATACGGGCCAGCGCTCATCAGCTGCGTGAACGGCGTGTGGAACAGTCCGGCAATCTTCGGGCCGAGATCGATGCCCTGGTCCCCACCGTGGGAACCCGCCAGGTCCCAGTACATTCGGGACCCGTCACTGGGATTCGGCGCACCGATGAGCACGACCTTGGTGTCCAGGGATTGGAGGCGTTTGTCGATCCGCTCGAACACCTCGTCGGGTGGGCCGGTGTACGGGTTCGGTGTTGTCATTGCTTGGGTGCCGGGTACTTTCGTGCGGAGGCGTAGTTGGCAGCCGTTGTCGCTTCAAGCGCTTTGTTGTCGGTGAACGTGCCGTGATCTCCCACGTTTGTGCTTTGATTCAAGTTCGTGATTCCTCCGGCTTCTGGATTCGGCACGGGCGCTGCGCCTTCCGCGCCGTACGGGGTGGGCAGGTTCATTCCCGGTATGCCGCTGCCAGGGGTCAGGCCCTCGCCGGGGGTCATGCCCGCGGCCAGCGCGCCGCCGATGCTGCCACCCGGCATCAGTGAGGTCAGCGAGTCCATGATTCCGCTACCGGAACCACCCAGTGCGGCGGAACCCATTCCGAGCAGCGCGTTTTCGGGAGTTCCGGGCTTCGTGAATCCCTTCATGAAACCCATCAGTCCGCTGGCCATCTTGGTCACGCCCCACTCCATCGGGTCCGAGAACCCTTCGGGGAGAAGCGCATCCTTGACGCCGCCGATGCCGATGTCGGCGAGCGCGCCGAAGTCGGGCAGGATTCCGTTGATGCCCTCGGCGAGCTTCTCTTGCGGGGTCCCGCCGCCCTCGCCGCCGACCGCTGCCTTGAGGTCTTCGAGGTCGCCCTTGGCTTGCTCCAGGTCGCGGGTGGTCTTGGCGACCTGATCCTTCTTGCGCTCCAACGTCGTTGGCTTGGTCTTCGGGTCGGCCTCCAGGGCGTCCAGCTCTTTCTGCTGGCTGTCGAGCTGGTTGCCGAGGTCGGAGATCCGGTCGTTCTTCTCCCGGATCGCGCGCTGCTGGGCAGCAGTGCCACCACCGCTGCCGCCGCTGCCGCCGCCGCCACCCGGGCTGCCGCCGCCGATGGAGATGCTGCCGTTGCTCATCAGCTGGCTGGTCGGCAGTTTCCCGCCGCCCTTCTGCAGCCACACGTGGATGTGGTTCATGTGGTTCTCGTTGTCAGAACCCTTGTCCGGCATCTCCGTACCGGTCGTGTCGCCCGGTTGGTAGAGGCGTTGCCGCCAGATGAAGTGCGTCAGGCCCAGCGCCTCGGCGTTACTCGCCACGAACCCGGCGACGTTGTCGCCCAACAACTTTCCCTCTGGGCCATCCCAGCCTGGAATCATGATGTCGATGGCGTTGCCGCTGGGGTGTTCGGGCAGGCTGTCGGCGCGACGGCCACCGACCTCGGAGATCTCGGGGAATCGGCGCATCACCTCCGAGCGCAGCATGTTCGCACCGGGGTTGAGCCCCTGCGCGTAGCCAGGCAGCATCGACTTCAGGTAGTCGACTGGGGGCACCCATCCGGCGTTCAGCGCCGCGACGATTCCGTTGCCGCCGTTGGCCATTCCCGTCGTGGTGACGACACCCTCACCGCGGGTGAGCATGGCCAGCACGTTGTCGGTACCGCCTGGCCCGCGCACCGTGGAGCTGCCCTTGCGGAACCCCGGGATGGCACCGAAGATCGCGGGCAGCGGCACCGCGGGGCCGCCGTAGATCTCGGCCAGCGCCTCGGCGATCATCCGATACGGGTTCTTCGCCAGGATGCTTTCCGGGGAGTCGGCATCGGATCCGGTGGCACCGGACGCGTCGGCCTTGGCCACCAGCTCCGCGAGGTCGTCCTTGGCCTGCTGCAGATCACGGGTGGTCTTGGCCACCTGGTCGCGCTTGCGCTCCAGGGTGGTGGGCTTCGTCTTCGGGTTGGCCTCCTGGACGGACAGCTCCTCGGTCTGGCTGTCCAGCTGGTTCTGCAGGTCGGTGATCCGGTCGTTCTTCTCCCGGATGGCCCGCTGCTGGGCAGCCGTTCCCCCAGTGCTGCTCGTTGCCCCGCTGAGACCGCCCGAGGCCGACGCAAGTTCCTCGGCCTGGGCTTCGTACTGCTTCACCCAGTCCTCGCCGTAGCCGCCGCCCTGGACGCCGCCCTGTGCGGGCGTGCGGGTGATCCGGTCGTAGATGTCACCGGTCGTCTTGTCGAGCCGGTCGAAGAAGCCGGTGATCTGACTCGCGGCGGCGTTGCGACCCGGGTAGCCAGCGTCCTGCTGGAACAGCCCAATGTGGTCGCCGTTCGAAGCCGTCGGGCTGAGGCCACTCTCACCGATGGCGGTCGCGAGGATCGCTCGCGCGTCGGACTCGGTGTAGCCGCGACTGATCGCCTCGCCGATGATGGCGCTGGCAAGGTCTTCCTTCGTGGAGTCGTTGCCGACGCCCGTGCTGCCACTCTTGAACCCAGGCAGCATGCCCCGAAGACCCAGCAGCTTGATCCGCGGGTGGAGCCTCTCCCACAAGTCCTTCTGCTGTTGGCGCTTTCCAGGATCAACTGCATCGGGGAAGAGGACGTCGTCGGGGTTGACCGGCCTGCCCCACCAATCGGCTGGGGGCGGTCCCCAGCCCTGGCCGGGAACGCTCCAGTCAGGCACGGCGATACGTCCGGGGTACTTTCCTGGAGATGGATCCGGAATGTTGCCTTCCTCGTCGCCGGTCGGGCCGATGGGGCCAGGGGGCCACGGGATTTGACCGGCCTTGAAGACTTGGCCGCCACCGCGGAACCCAGGCAGCCCCTGCGGGCTCCACCCGGAGTTGAGCGCGCCCACGATTGCGGTGCCGCCGTTGGCCATTCCGTCCGTGGTGACGACGCCCTCGCCGCGGGTGAGCCAGGCCAGCACGTTGTCGATTCCGCCGGGGCCGTTGACACCGGTCGAGCCCTTGGCGAATCCCTGGCGTTCGCGCTGGCGCTGGCCGGGGGTCATGCCGCTGTCCCCGGTCTCGCCTAGGCCCTGCCCGATTCCCGCCTTGACGTCCATCACCAGCGGGTTCTGGGACACCTTCTCGATCAGTTCCCTGATCCGTTTCATCGCGTCTTCGGTTGTGGCAGTGACCTTTACCTCGCCGTTCGGCATCCGCTCGACGGTGTAGCCCAGGTCTTCCAACGTCTTCTTTGCCGGGTCGGTGATCGCCGTGGTGACGATGGTCTTGTCATCTGGCACGTCCATGATCGACAACCCGAGCGCAGCGAACCGCTTGGCACCCTCGTCGGTGACTTTCCACGATCCATTGAGGGTGTCGTTGAACCGTTCCTGCTCGTCGGACGTCGCGCCAATGTCCTTGGCGGCCTGGTTCACCTGCCTGGCGTAGTCGAGCATCTGCCTGTCGGCCTCGGGCATCACGTCCTGCAGGTCTTGAATGCCGTTGCGCATACTGGGGTCGAAGTCCTTGTTTCCGGCCTCCTGCAGCGCGTTCCACTCCTTGATCTTCTGGTTCACGACGTCGCGGGCGTCGCCCTCCCCGAGGAGTGCGGCGGTCGTCTCCTCGGCACTGATGCCCATGGTGGTGAGGTCCTGCACCATGGTGCTGGCTTCGCGCCCGCCCCCGGCGATGCCCGTGGTGACCGACGCGGTGCCCTTGGTGCGGATGGCGGCGGCGGCGTCCGCGTCCCCGGTCGCCGCGAGCAGGCCTTGGTGGGGGTCGATGCCCAATTTCCAAGCGAGCGTGTCGGTTCCCTTGTCGGTGAATTCCCGCGCAATCTTTTCCTGAGTCTCCTTGGTGACCAGGCCGGTCTCCTTGTCCAGCGTTTCGCGGAGGGCGATCAGGTTCTCGCGATGAGCGCGGGCGGCGTCGGCAGCCTTCTGGTTGTTCGCGGCGATCTGGCCGATGCCAAATGCTATGGCAGCGAACGCGATACCACCGAACCCGCCGAGTGCGCTGACCAATCCGCCTGCGGCAGATGCCATCCCGGAGAACGCGCCGGACACTAGCCCCCTGGTGCGCCCGAACCGCTCCGCATTGATGGCCGAGTTGTAGAATGCGGTCTGCATCCTGTTGATCGCCGGGTACTGCTGGCCCAATTTGCCTACCGCCGTGCCGAATTGGCCGACGGTGAACGTCTGCTTGCCGACGTTGACCACCGACGTGTTCAGCTTCCCGTAGGCATCGGCCAGTCCGCCGACGCCACGCGTCGAACCTCCCAGCGCGCCAGTCACTTTCAGCATGCCGTTGCTGAACCCGTCGAGTACCGGGTTGAGGAACTTGCCCTTGAGGTAGAGCGCGCCGACCGCAACGGCGAACGTCTGAACGACCCCGATGTTGTTGGCCATCAGTTCGAGCAGCGGCTTGAGGAATCCCGCAGCGGTTTTCACCGCGTCGCCGAACGCGGACCAGGCACCCAGCGCCAGGCCCGCGGCCATCCCGCCGAGGGCCTTGCCGATCTTCAGGACCGGATCCTTGATCAGCTTGACGCCGTCGATGATGTTCTTGAAGCCGCCGACGAATACGTCGATGACTTCCTTGAATGCCTGCGGCCCTTGACCATTGGCCAAAGCGAGGATCGCGTTGCCGAAGTCCTGCATCGGCCCGTCGATCTTGTCGAACACGGCCAGCTGCACTCCGGCCCAGGCGTTCTTGATTCCCTCGACGACGCCAGGCAGGCCCTGCATCTGGGCGGCAGCATTCCTGGCGGTCGAGTCTAACTTGTCGAGCCCCTTGCGCTGCTCGTCCCAGACCAAGCCCGCGTCCTTGGCGGCGAACATCGCCGCGCGTATCGCGTCGGAGCCAAAGACCTGTGCCGCAGCCTCATTGAACTCCATCTGCGTCATGGTTCCGTTGTTCGCGGCGACGCTGAGCTGCTCCATCATGTTGCGATAGCCGACGAACTTGCCGGTGCCGTCATCGAGGTTCATGTTCAGCGCATGAAGCGCTTCGCTCTGCGGATCGGTTGCGTTCTGCCAGGCCAGAAGCGACGACTTCATCAGGGTGCCCGCGTCGGACCCCTTGACGCCCATCTGGGCGAACGTGGCAATCGTGGCGGTGGTGTCCTCGAAGGTCATGCCCATGCCGTTGGCGACACCAGCAACCTGCTGCATCGCATTCTGTAGATCGGGCATCTCCATCGATGACCCGAGCACGGCGTTGGTGAACACGTCGGCGATGTGGCCCGCGTCGCCGACGCCCAACTTGAAGGCATTGATCGCGTTGACCTGAATAGTCGCGGCGTCGGCAGCGCTAATCTGTGCCGCCGTGGCCAATTGCGTTGTGGCCCTGGCTGCCTTCATCGAATCGGAGACGGTGAAGCCACCCTTGGATAGCTCCAGCATTGCGCTTGCGGCGTCGGCTGCCGAGGTGCCAGCCAGGGTGGTGTCCGCGCCCAGATCCTGGGCCACCTTGCGCATGCCTGCCATCTCTGCGGTGGTGGCCGAGGTGACGCCCTGAATGGAGTTCATCTGACGTTCGAAGTCCAGTCCAGCCGTCATCACCGACCGGACCCCGCCGACCACCGAGGCGATGACCCCGCCGATTCCGGCAGCGGTCAGCGTCGCCTTGAACGCGGTCGCGAACATATTCGCCGACTCGGTGCCGCTGGCCTTGGCCTTCGGGGCGGCCCCCCGGAATGCATTCCCAAGGTCCATGTTCGCGGTGCCGCTCTTGACCCCCTGCGCGAACTGCGTTCCGCTGGCCTTGCCCGCCTTGGCGGCGTCGGCCGTGACCTGCTTCAGTGGCGCGGTCAGGCCCTTGCTGACTTGCGAGGCTTGCCCAGTGATGCCCTGCGAAAACGACTTACCGACCTTGCCGCCAGCGGTCTTGGCGACGCCCTCGGTGGCGGTGAACTGCTTCTTGATCTGCTCCATCGCGTCGGCGTACTTGACGGTGAGAGTCACATACCCGGAGGCAAGTTCAACAGCCATCGTTCACCCCCTGTCATCCGAAGAGTTTGTGCACCTTGGAGTCGCGGTCTGATCCACTGATTGGGTTGCCCGGCAACATCTCTCGAATCCGTTGCAGCGTGGACGGATTCGGTGCGGCACCTGGGCGCTGCTGTCCGCGGGTGCGCCGCTTGGCATCCCGGTCGATGGGCAGCACCGACACCGGCCGGTTGCGGTTCTTGCTGCCGTCCTTGGTCTTGGCCCACTGCAGCCAGAGCAGGGTGTCGACGGCGCGACCCAGCAACAGGGTGTCCAGCGTCCAGCCTGCGCGCTCGGGGTACTGCGAGGCGTACACGTGTGTGTTCGGATTGGATTGGCGAACAATCACTTTCAGGTCTCGCCAGTTGAACTTCCGGGAGGGACAGTTGCGCAGGCGCAGGCCTAGGCCGATGAGGTCGGCTTCGAGCGCCTCGCCGTGGGCTTCGATGAGCCGGACGAGGCTGCGGATTCCCCCAGTGTGACACCGGCATTCGACTGCCAGGCTCTCACGATGTCCTCCAGCAGAGTCGCGGGGAGCTTGTCGAGTATCTCCAGGTTCTTCTTGTCGAGACCCCATTCGAGGGTGGAGAACATCTGCTCCTCGTCGTTGCCCCGATTGCGCCGAAGAATGCCTATCGGCACCTCGGTGATCGGCCTGAGGACCAGGACGACGTTCTCGCCGTCAGCAGTCTCCACCTTGTACTCGAATGTCATTGCGCGCCTTTGGTATTTAGCGCAGCCAGTTCCCGCCGGGGACGGGTGGCTGCGCTGTTGAACGACCCGAACCCCGGCGGGGTCTGGTTAGGAACCGGTCGAGACACGACCGTCGTTGGTCCAGGTGTAGATGGATACGCCCGTGGGGTCCTCGAACGCGCGGACTTCCACCTCGTACATGATCACGTCGCTGTGCACGATCTTCACGTCACCGAGGGTGATGATCTGACCATCGGGGATGTACGAGCGGTAGTGCGCGTCCAGCTCCGAGTCAATCGTGTCGAGCACCCACATCTGGTGCGGGAGCTTGCGGGTGTTCTTCTTGATCTCCACCAGCGTGCCGATGGTCGACGTCGCGGGGGTGACGGTCACGTTCGCCGCGCCATACACCGCCTTGAGCACATTGGCCGAAAGTGATTCCAGGAACACGAACTTGTACGTGTAGGTGACCTCGGTCTGCAGAACCTTGACGACCTTGCCGCCGAAATTCCTCTTGTCTTCGGTTTTGATGTCCTTGGTCTCGGTGTATCCGTCCTCGCCGATGTGGCCGAGGTCGATGAACGCCGGGGCCAAAGTGTATGTGCCAGCGTCGAATAGCGCCTTCGTCGGTGGCGTCGATCCCATTGGGGCGACGAAGCAGGTTCCGGTGGCCGACGGTTCGGCCGCATAAACATTCTGATTGAGAGCAACCATGATGGTGAATCCCTTTCAAGGGCAGGTGATTACAGGGCGAATGTCGCCCGAAGCAAGATGTCCACCGTCAGCTGTGCGCGCGGTGAGCCCGACGGATCGTCGGGGTCGGGGAAGTACACTGGTTCGCCGACCACGGTCACGACACGTATGCCGTTGCCAGGTGCGTGCTGTGCATCCACCAAATAACCACGGACCTTCTCGGCCGTGCGTACGGCCAGGATCTCGGTTCGATCCCAGCACAAGATGATCGCCCGGCGAGTTGAGAGTGCCGGGTTCATCGAGCCGCGAGCTGTCGCGGAGCGAACTACGACCAGCCTCGGCGGTCGCGGATTCGGAACCTGTGTTGCCACAGGCACATCGGGGGTTAGGCGAGTATCCAGGTAGCGCTTCAACACCAGCGGGCAGTACTCGTAGTAGCCGCTGCTGGGCACGCTTAGGTTCGCCATCAGATGGTCAGATTGTTGATGAGCCGTTGGTGTTTGGCGTTGTCGGCCATGGCCTGTGGCGTCGCGGTGATCACCGTTGCCCGGTAATCGTGGCGCTTCAGGGTGAGCCAGCTCTGCGCACCCTCGGTGCCCGCGCGGTAGCCGTCGGTGATGCCTGCCTCGCTATTACACTGCGAGGCAATGGCTTCGGCAGCGGGGACCAGGTACTCGTCGACGATCTGCTTGACCACCGTGTCCCAGCCCTTCTGGTTGATCCGCACCTTGCCGGTGATCGCCATCAGATGCCCTCCACCCTGCGGAGCAGCACCACGTTGCCAGGCGACCAGCCGTGAAACCCGGTGCACTGCAACCGCAGTGACGTGACCTCGTAGACGTCGCCGCCCAGGCCCACGCGGTCGCGGATGGACGGAACCCAGTTCGGTGGTGAGGTGATCGCTGCGTCGAACTTCTCGCCCGCGGCGTTGACTTCGCCGGGGGTTAGGGCAGAGGACCCCGATCCAATGGACGAGAGGCGTTCGGTGCTGGCGACGGTATAGCCGTAGACGTCAACGGTTGTCGGTGTCTCCGCCCAACCGTTGACGACGTTGCCCAGCTCGTCGGTGCCGTCGGCCGACCACGGGTAGTGGTCCACCTTCTGCGCCAGCGGGAAGGTCACTGCACGCGACCCATCTGCATGACGATGGACGGCGGCAACGGATACCGGTAGGACCGCGCGAGGGTGACGTCATCGGGCGTCATGATGCCCGCATTGCCAGAGTTGGCCCAGTTCGCGATCTCCTGGGTGTAGTCCAACGTGCGCAACATCTTTGACTGTGCGATGACCGATCCCGGGTCGACGGTGAGGGTTCGCGCTGCGATGACCGCAACGGCTGCCACCACGTCGTCGGGCACCGGGGTGTCCCATGCATAGGTCACGGTGGCGGTGTGCCCGTTGAGCAGGAAGTCGGGCCACTCGTTGGTGAACCTGATCCAGTTGCTCTCCACCGCGTACGGCTGCGGCATGCCATCCACACCGGACACCGCGACTTCGAAGACGGTCGAAGGGATCTCCTCCAGCCGCACTCGTCCCCCGAACAGTCTCAGGGTGTGCGTGTAAGTGCCCGGTGTGAACAGCCTTTGGGCTTCCATGCGGAAGCGTCGGGACACCAAGGCCAGCACGCCGGGTAGCCGCAGCGCCTGGGTGCTGGACAGCGCGGCAGCGTTCACCAGGCCCAGTGCTGCGGCTACGTCGGCGGCCGATGCCAAGGGGTCCATCGGGTTAGGAGCCGCTCGGGTTGAACACCCGCACGCCGAGGGGCCGAACGACCTTGCCGCCGTAAACGTGCAGTGCCCTCGCCCTGTCGGCGAACTTGTCCTGCGCGCGCATCGCCTCGACCTGGTCGATCTGGCTGACGAACGACACCGCACGCTGGTGGAACACCACGAACTGCGGGTAGTTCACTGCCGGGAGGTGGTTGCTGGTAACGACCCTCATGTCGAGGATGCGGCCGATGGTCGCGTTGCGCAGACCATTGCTGTCACCGGACACGTCGGCGTTGGTCAGCTTCGAATCAGAGCCCAGCAGAAGGGCTTCGAATTCGGCGTTGACCACGGCGACACGGTTGTCGGAGGGGACCTCCGACTTGTTCATTGCCTTGCGGGCATCGCGCAGCAGGTTGTAGGCCGCGTCACCCGTGGTGGGTGCGGTGCCTGATAGTGCGGTGCCGCCTGCGACCAACAGTGCCGAGATGAACTTGTCGGTGTCGGCGGCCAGGGCGTATCCGGCAGCGGTGGTGTACGCGTTCAGCGAACCCGCGCTTTGCGCGCGGTCGATGTCATCGACGAAGAAGTCGGTCGACTTCTCCTGATCGATGAGCAGATCCACCGAGGTGTCGGACACGGCCGACGCGCTCGTAATACGGCCTGCCGCTTTGTAATCGGTGACCGTCGGCGCGACGATGCCGGTGATGTGCACCGTGTTGCCGCGGGTTGCCAGGCCCTCGTAGTCGCGGTTGACCAGCGGTGCCAGTACGTTCTCGGTGTTCCACAGTTCGAGCAGGTTCGCCGCCCAGAGGGCGGGAATGAAGTGGGTGATTGCCATGTCGCACAGTCCTTTTCAGGTTTTAGGCGATGCCCTTGAGCTGATTCAGTCGGCCTTCTTTGTCGGCCTGGAGAATCGCCTGGGGGGTCATCTTGTTGAGTTCGTCCTGGCTCTGGATCTGGGCACCCGCACTGGGTGGCCGTCCATCGCCAGTGACCACGCTCGCCGGGGGTGTGGTGGGCGGCGGGGACTTCTTGAGGGAATTCGCCCACGCGGTTGCCTTTTCGGCACTCTCGCGCATGGCCTCTTCGGTGTCCCCCTGGATCATCTCCGGTGGGACCTTCTCTTCGCGCGCTACCTTCTCGCGAAGACGCTCCTGGCGTGCCGCCTCGGCGTCCGCCCTCGCTGCGTCGCGCTCTCCAATGAGCCGCTCTTCCAACGTCTTTTGTGCTTCCTCGATCTCATCGAGGCGCTTCGCCTTGTCGGCGTAGCTCTGTGCACGTGCCTTCCACTCCTTGAGCTGTGCCCGGAACTTCTGCTCGTTGAATTCGTCATCTGCTGACGGCTCCGCTGCAGGGGGTGCGGGTGCTGGCTCGACGGTGCCCACCGGATCCGGCGGCGTGATGACACCGGTCGGCATGTTGTTGGGCGTGGGCGTCGCGGTGGTGGTCGTGCTGGTTTCGTTGGGGGTTGTCACGGTTATTCCCTCTTCTCACCGGCATTGATCGCCGGATGAATCAGCCCCTCGTTCGGGCATGAAAAAACCCCAATGGCGTTGCCACTGGGGATGTTTGGGGCGGCTTAGCCGCGGGTGGGGGTTAGGTGTTCAGGAAGAAGTCACGCTCGCGCGCGCGGGCCTCGCGCGCGTGGGTGCCGTCCAGCTGGCGCGCGAATTCAGTTCTGCACGCGAGGATGTCGGACGCGGACTTCGGGTTCGGCTGTGCGCCGAGGGCATCGAGGACGTCGGTGGTGGCCATGTCCAGGCCGGTGTCCGACGGGCAACCCCGCTCGGCACCGGTCACGATCTGGTCGAGCACGGAGGCGAAGGTGGCGCGCAGCTCGTCGTCGGTGGGCCTACCGTGCAACACGGAACACCTTCGCGATGGCGGTCTTGGCGGCGCTGACCTGGTCGGCGGGGATCCGGTCGTAGTCGCCGGTCCAGATGATGTCGGCGGGGCCAGAGGGGGCAGGCCCCCAGCTGTTGGTGTTGACCAGCCACCACTCCGCGCGGGCCGCGAGGAACTGCTCGGCGGTATCCGTCTCGGCGCTGTACACGCGGATCAGCGCGTGCGGCTCACCGCCCTGGCCGTCGGTGTAGTACTTCATCGGGGGACCTCCAACTCCACAATACGCCTGACCAGGGGTTATTCGTTATCGTCGCTGGTCACGACACTGCCGTCAGCAGCGATTTGCCGGTAGTCGGGATTGCGCTCGTAGGTGCCGTCAGCCCGACGCCACCCGATGATCGCCAGCTCGCCGACGTTCTCCCGCCAGACGGTCAGACGCCCCGGCATGGTCAGCGCCGAGAACGCCTCCAGCCCGTCGGCGAACGCGACAGGAGTACCGCCGTCGGGTTCGGCGTAGTAGGTCCACATCAGAACGCCCCCTGTCGGCTGGCGGTCCAGGTGGCCGCCTGCAGGTGGTACGGCACCAGCTCGGTGTATCCGGCTGCGTGCAGTGCTTGCAGCACGTCGGGGTGGATGTTCAGGTTCGCCTCCGCGGTGGCCTGGCGCACTGCCTCGGCGAACTCCTCGTAGATCTGATTCTTCTCGGGCTGCTTCGCGTCGGCCGCCCTGCTGCCCTTGGCCTTGCCGCCATCCAGCACGCGGCGGGCCTCGCCGCTGTCGAGCCGGATACCGAGGGCCACTCTGGCCTGCCAGGTGTCGATGGTGACGGCCGTCGCGTCCTCCTGTGCGAGAACGTTTTTGGTGTGGTTCCAGATCTTCGGGGAGTCGAGTGGCTTGTATTGGCCGTTGTGCCAGCCCGCCGGATCCTTGTGCGGGTCGTCGGGCTTGCCCTTGCGGGTCGCGATCTGGCGTTCGCTGTAGATCTGGTTGCCGCGCATCTCCCACACCGGATTGTCGCCTGCTGCAACACGTTTGAGCCGGTCGACGTTGGCGGTGAATTCGCCAGGGAAGTCCTTGATGGTCGAGGCGGCCAGCTCCTCGGGGGTCATCCGCAATGCCTTGGTGACCGCGGCGTAATTGACGTCGAAGTCCATCCGCGGGGACAGTGCGGCGTACATCGCAGCGGCCCGGTCGATGTCGCCCTCGAACCTTGTGCCCCGGCTGTTCTCGGCCAGGAACCAGCGCAGCTTCGGGTACCACGCGATGCCCTCGATCTGCTGATCGGGGGTGAGCCGATTCCATGCGGCCATGTCATCATCGAGGGTGTTGTTCTTCATCATCTCGATGGGCGGATGCTTGCCCTTGCCCGGACCGTAGGGCAGGTGGACCCCGCCCTTCTCGTCGTGGATGATCGGCACGGTCGGCCCGCGCAGCCGGTTGTTCTTCGCAACGAACCAGACGTCGAGGTCCTTCTCCTTGCGAATAACGGGCGTACCCTTAGTGATTGGGATGGTGTCCCAGAGCCGCTGCATCTTCGCTTCGAGCTTGGCCTTCATCTCCGGGGACGTCGTCGATGCCCGTGCGACGTTGAAGATCTTGTGGTTGACGTCCTTTACCGCCATCGACTTCGCGGTGTGAATCTGCACCTCGAACTCGGTGCCGTGCATCTTGAAGGTCATGTTCCGGCCGCGATACCCGGTGTAGGAGATACCCTTTGGCTGCTTGACCGGCTCGGCACCCAGGCTAACCAGGGCATCGCGCAGGTCGTTTCCCGACTTCCACGAGTCGGCCTCGGGCACGATTGCGGTGTAGCGCACCGTGTCTCGCATGTTGTCGACGGCCTGCTGAGCAGTCTGGCCCTTCTGGACCATCTCGTCCTGGGCCTTGCGGTACAGCGACGGGGCTTCCTTGAGCTTGTGGGCCAGTCCGTACATCTGGCCACCGGATGCCTCGACCGTGGCGGTGATCGCCGCGGTGATGGGCGGCTCGATCCCGGCCGAGGCGCGGTACTTGCCGTCGGCTGCCGCGCGCGCGAGAGCACGTTGCTCGGCGGTCAGGGCGGCGTTGTCGACAGCGGCGTAATCCGCGTCGGTCCAGGGCAGCGGGGTCTCGTCCACCTCGGGCTCGGCTGCGCGCTTGCGCTCCAGTGCGGTCACCGAACGCGACGGCGGCTCTGGCGTGACCTTCGTCAGCGGCAGCTTCGACTCCCGAATGAGCAACGCGTGCAACGCCTTCGCGCCGTCGGTGGCCTTGTCGCCGTTGATCTCCACGTCGGCGAACGCCTCGGCCAACATCTCCGGGGGATCCGGCAGGCCGCCCGTCTCGAACGAGTAGCCCGAGAACTGCTGTGCCCGCCACTCGTTGAACGTCATGCGGGGCTTCAGCTTCCCGTACGCGTCGGCGAGGGTCTCGTTGACCTTGTCACGTGCCCGCCGACTGCCGGTCGTGTCCAGGGTGTGGGCGAATTCGTGCACGGCGACGGCGTAGGCCGGTGACCTGTCGCCAATCGGCGGGTGGAATCCTTCGGCGACGTCGGCGGTGTAGGCGGTGTTCAGGTTCGCGACGTGCTCGGCGGTTCTGAACCACGACTCGTTGAATTCGATCTTCGAGTCGCCCTCGCGGATGTCGGATGCGGTCTGCGCGAATGTGTTTGGCCTGCTGTGCAAGTCGGTGGCGGTGACCAGCTTGAGCCGGGAGTGTGGGTACTTCGTCAGCATGTCGTCCAGCGCCCGGGTGGCCTCGGCCGCCACGTCGGGGTGCATCTTCGACTGGTCGAGCCGCACCGAGAGCCCGGGGTGGGCCTTGCGCAGCCTGGCCCCGGCGGCGGCCGTACCGTCGAATGCCGTTGCGGCTGTTCGTGTTTCAGTCGCCGGCCGTTCTAGGGCGTTGGGTCCTGCGCGCGCTTCGCTTCCTCCTGGAACTTCAGAAGTGCTTGTCGCGCTTGCGCTTTCAGCTGCTCTTTTGACTTGTTCTCGGTATCGAGAATGAAGATTGGCTGCTTCATCGGATTTGGTGTACACCCCCTTCTTGCTGATGGTGCCGATGTCGATCTGGTTGAATTCGCCGAGGTCGAACACGGCGAGCTGGTCGGCACCTTGTGCGGTGGCGATGGTGGCGGCGCTGGGCGGTCCTACCCGGCTGATGTCGGTGTAGACCTTGCCCTTCTCGACCCAAAGTCCCAGGTGGTTACCCGGATTGGAGAGTTCGTCGTAGTGCTCGTCGATGTAGCGGTCGACGTGCTCGGGTGTCCAGTCCTTCATCGGCACAACGACTTCGGTGCCCTTGAAGGGAGCGTAGGCATAGCCCTTGGCGGGCTGGCTGCCCTCCAGGTCGATGGTGATGCCGCCGTTCTTGCGGACGACGTCGTAGACCTGCTGGTCGAGGTCTAGATCGATCTTGGGAAGGCGGGCCTTGACGATGTCGACGGGACCCTGAAACGCCTGGTGCTTCCAGGTCAGCGTCGGCCCGATCTCGCCGTGCTCGCGGGCGACGATCAGCTTGCGGAATCCGGCGGGGGTGGTGCCGTCTTCGATGGCCTTGGCGATCAGCTTGTGCTGCTCGTCGGCATCGGCCAGCACTGCCTTGTCGAGGCGGTGGTCGATGGCGTCTTGGCCGCCCGCGGGCAGGGTGCCGACCCCGCAGTGGCAGCCGGGGTGTATCGGCATCAGGGCCTTGGCGCTGTAGGTCTGCGTCGATGCGATCTGGCACAGCGGGCAGGAGCCGTGCCGCGAGACTCGCCGATAGTGGCTCTGCCCTGAGGCTTTCACCACTTCGGAGGATTGGCGAACCTTGGTCATCTGCATGTCGGTGTCGACCATGCGTTCCATGCGCCGCGTACCGGCGATCAGCGCCTCGTCGTCGCTGGCACCTGCGCGGCGCTGCTGGACGACGGTCCAGAACGGGCGCGCATACTCCTGGGCCTTGGTGACACCCTGGCGGTTGAGTACGTCGAAGCCCACCGGCGGTGGACGTTTCACGCCGAACACCTTGGAGACGTGCGCGTTGGTCAGCTCGGCAACGGTGCGCTGTCCGGCCTCGACCATCGGGGTGAAGGCGGCCACGGTTGCCTCGATGCGGCCAGCGACCTCCCCGCCGGAAAGCAGGTACTCCTTGGCACCGTCGAAGAAGTTCATGACGTGCTCGACCACCTGGCCGGTGACGTCGTCGATGACTTGCTTGTAGGCCTCTTCGTCGGTCTTGTCCGAACCGGTGAGGCCGACGATCTCGTCGGGGTCGACCGGGTCGGCTTCGACCGGCTCGGCCTCGACCAGCTCGGTCATCTAACCGGGCGCTGTCCTGGCGGTGGTGGTGGGGTCACGCGGGGCGGCCGGGGCGGGGTGACGGCTGCCGGGGGCTGGGCCTGAGGTGGGCTCTGCGGGGCCGGGGCGGCCGGTGGCAGGGCCAACTGACGCGGTGCCATGCTCGCGGCCAAGAGGGCATCCTGCGACCGGTCCAGGGCATCCTGGGCAATCTGGTCGGGGCTGTAGCCCAGCACGTTGCGCTGAATCGACTTCCACGACTCCCCCGCACTGTGCGCGGCCAGGGCGGCGGCGTACTTCTCGGCCACGGTCACCCGGTCCACGGCCTCGAAGGACATCTCCACGGTGTCCTCCTTGAGGTCGTGACCAGCGAGGCGCAGGGCCTTCACCAGCACTGCCTCGCAACCCAGCTTCGCCTCGTCCACCCGGTCGCGGCACCGGAACACGAACCCGCTATCAGTGGCGCGTGCACCCTCGGCGCTTTGATTCGTGTTGTCGGGCATCAGGATTGGGAACGGGGTGCGGGTCACCGCGGACAGCTGGCGGATGTCGTCCTTGCTGGCGGTCAGGATCTGCTCGATGTTCGTCTCCGCGGACTCCCAAATGTCCAGTCCCTCCGGCAGATTCCACAAACAGCCGGGTGCTGGGGCGAACACCTTGGTGTAGTCGATGACGTTGCCCTTTTCGTCCGTCTCGGGCAGGGTGCCGCCCTTGATGGCGCGCTGCCGGAAGGCCTGCATGGCGGCGATGACGAGCCGCTCCAAGATCCCGGCGTTGATCCGGTTGATCAGGTCGAGGTGCGTCTCGAATTCCCCCGAACCCCCTGGATTGTTGTAGATCACGATGGGGATGCCGTCCGATTCACCGGACGTGGGCATCTCGTCGGTGCCGACACTGCGGTCCCACCGGCCCTCGGCCAGGTTGATCAGCGAGGTGGACGCGACCACCTTCTGCTCCACGATTTGCACTGTGCCGCGCTCGAACTGGGTCCACCCATCGGGCAGCCAGACCACGGCGCGGTCCTTGCACTCGTCCTCGTCGCGCCACACCTTCAGCACGGCCAGGGGACGCCAGCGCTGCAGCGGGTTGCTGATCACGCACATGGTCTCGGGGCTGTCGGCGGTGATCGCGACCTCGTCGCTACCCACCTCGACGCCGTTTTGCCAGACCGTCAGATAGGACTGGCCGAAGATCATGCCGTCGCGAACCCACTCCTTGATCACCCCGCCAAAGCGGTTGTCGCGGTAGATCTTCTGCGCAAGGACCGCGCCCGGGGACTTCGGGTCGCCACCGACGGTGATGCCGTTCGGCACGACGCGGTCAACGACGCTGTCGCAGATCAGCTTTCCCCAGTTCGTGCGGGCACGGCGCTGGAAGTGCTGCCAGGATTCCCGGGTCTCCGGTGTCATGTCCGGCAAAGGCGCATCGCCGTCGACATAGCTGCGCAGCAGCGTCACGCTGCGACGGCGCTGATCCAGGCGGCGAGCCAGGATGCCCAGCCATTCCTCGGGGGTCTTATTCGCCATGGTCACCGCCTCTCGTCAATGTCGCTGCAGCCATGGTCTATTCGCGTTCAATACCAGTACTGGCGGTTGCCGACCGGGTGGCCGAAGATGCTCAGCGCCAACAGGATCAGACCAACGACCAGGGCGAGCCAGCCCAAGCCGGTGCACAGCGTGATCAGCACGATGGGCACCGCACCGAGCAGGGGCAGAAGCCAGTAGCCAACGACCAGCAAGATGATTCCGATGACGATCACGCGGACTCCTTGAGTTGGGTTGTGTCAGTACAGGCGTCGGGGTGCGCCGCCTCGCGCGCGCGGGCGAGCCCCGCTGCGTCGGGCGTCTAGGCAGGCCTGCCAGGACAGCACCCCGGCGGCGGCGGCATCGATCTTGTTCTGCATCTGGCCGTCCATCTTCTGCAAGATGTAGAGCGGCCTGCCCTCGTCGTCGGTGATCTTCAATTCCTTCTTGCCCGCATGGCCGAGGTGAGTCACCATGGCGTCCAGGTTGTCTGGGGTTCCGCCGTAGCTGACCAGCGCGGAGTCAATCGCCTCTTGGTAGGCCCGAAGTGAATACGACGCTGCGCGTGGGCGATTCATCCACCACAGCACGACCTGGTCGGGGTGGCGACCCTCCAACGAGGAGACCGTCTCGGTCCAGTAGGGCGGATCGCAGTAGATCCGCCACACGTCGTAGTCGGTGAAGATCTCCTCGAACACCCCGACGACGTCGGCTTCGTCCACTTCCCAGGCCTCGACGTCGGGCGGGCGTTCCCAGATCCCCGCGATCTGCTGCAGGCCGGTGTCGATGTCGGTGAGCACGATGGCGGTGGCGTCCTTGAACCGCGCCCCATCGAATCCGCCTGTGACGAAGGCCTTCTTGGGTATCACGTTGGTGGTCAGCAGTTCGTTGCGAACCTTGATCATGTCGAAGGCACCGGAATCAGTTCTGCGCCAACGGTTTAGGTAGACACGCTCCCAGTAGCTGCGGTCGATGCCGGTGCGGTCGTAGTCCTTGGCGATGCGCTCGAACTGGCCGGTGCCCCACTCACCGACGGTCGGCCCGGTCGCGTCGGCGATGGCCGCTATGCGCAGGTCCACCGTGGACAGGTCGTTGTGCTCGTCGCCTGCCCACCGGCCGAAGAAGAACAGAGACGAATTCGGTGCTGTCCCAGCATCAATGCCCTCGGCTTCGTGGCGCACGTCTTCCTCGACGCTGCCCTGCCCCGGCTGGCCCGCAGTCGAGGTGTACAGAGCCCACGGGTGTTCGTACTGCCGCTTCGCCAGGTTCTGAATCATGGTTTCGTGCGCGGCCTTCTGCCGGGGCAGGTACAGCCGGTGCGGCTCGTCGAAGAACTCCATCGTGGTCCGCGCGCCGTCGCGGGTGGCCGGTGCGTTCGAGACCGGAACGGCCATGCCGTCGTTGTGCCCCCACTGGTCCATCCGCACGATGCGCTCAAGGCTGCAGTCGAACATGTCGGCGTCGGCGCTGTGCTCGATGACCCACTTCAGCACCCCGAACGCCAGCTCCTGCACCTGCTCCTCGGCGCTGGCCATCATCGGGATGTACGGGGCACGCACGGGGCGGCCCATCGGGCTGCCTTCGGGTGACCAACCGTCCCAACGTATTTCAGCCTCGGGGTGCAGCTCTGCGAAGCAGATCCAGGCTCCGAGTTCGGTTTTCGCGACGCCCTTGCGTAGCTCGACGGCGCACCGGTCGTAGACCCGGGTGCCCTCCAGTCGGTGACCGGACGGATAGATCTCGTACATCCGCCAGATCAAATACTCTTTCTCGGTGTCGAGCACCGCGGGCTCGCCCTGCAAAGACCCCGGCCCAAACACGCACTTGGACTTGATGAACTCACACACCGCGCCGCCCAAGCTGGGGTAGGGACGTTCCCCTACCGCGGGGACGACGAGCGTTGCCACCTCAGGCTAGGCGAAGGCGGGGGTCGTCGCCGGGTACCGGGGCCTTCATCGACTTCGAGTTGGCACGGCGCTTCTCGCCCTCGTCGCGGGCCTTCTCGGCGCTCTCGATGTTCCACTCCAGGCGGCGGCGATCCAGTGGCGTGAGCCCAAAGTCCTTTCGGGCCAACCGGATCTCCGCGGCAATCGATGTCTGATGATCGGGGTCGGTCCAGAAGTTGTCGATCAGCTGGGCCAGCACGTAGAGGCCGTGAATGTCGGAGCTGTGATACTCGCTGCTCATCGGCGAAGACCAGATGGCCACCCACCAATCAACGGTGTGATCGTCCCAGACGATCTCGTCCCTAGTGCCGTCCAATCTCAAGGGGAGATCGGGTATTTCGACGGTCTCGGGATCACGCTCGGTCAGCGTGGCACGTGTGCTCGACTTGTTGACCCGGCTCCGCACACTCGGGTGCTTCGGCATGGGAGGCATTAGCGACGCTGATTCGCTTGTGTCTCAGCCTCTTTCGCGGCGTTGTAGCAGGCCTGGCAGACGACGTGCTTGCGCGGGTTGTAGTTGTTGGACCAGTCCCAGTACTGCGCCATGTCGAAGGTATCGGAGATCGTCTTCTGGCAGTCCTGGCACTGAACGCTGACCTCAGTCATCAGCGTCTCCTCCCTTGGTGAAGGCCTTGCCCTTGAGCAGCTCGGCCCAGTTGGTCGTCGGCTTCGGCTTGGTGCGGCCGGTGATGGTGACGCTGCCGTCGTCCTCGCCGTAGCTCAGCGAGACCACTTCGGCGTCGAACAGGTCGTTGCCGCCGTACGTGATTCGCAACCGCTTGGTCGGCGGCAATGGTTGGCCGAGGTTGTCGAGCCTCGGGCCGTCGTGCAGCTGATCGGTCATGGTGCGCCCCTTGATGATTCGTTTCTCGGTGGGCGATGGATGTTGTTGCTGCCCTTGATGATTGGATGACTGGGTTGCTGTGTCGGCATCGGTGCAGGTCAGAAGCCTAAGGACCCGTAGCCAGCAGAATTTGCT